TATTTTAGGTGATACTTATGGCACACAAACTTCAAGTCAATTCTATCTACCTAACCTGCAAGATAAATTTGCAATAGGCAAAGGTTCAACTTACGCAACTTTAGGTGCAACTGGTGGGTCTGCAACAATAACCCCAAGTGGTTCAAATTCAGTGCCTAGTTTTAGTGGTTCAGCTTTCACCCCATCTGGTTCAGTATCAATTAGTGGTTCAACTGGTAGTCATTCTTTAACCGAAGCTCAAATCCCAAGTCATGCTCACTATGTTATGACTGATGGTGGTAGTGTCACTAACTATACCTCTGATTGGGGTACTGCAAATGCTAATAAAGCATTTACAAGAACTAATAATGGTAACATGGGAACTTCGGATTACCATATACAATATAAAGACGCAACACCAGACAGAGCAAGGTCATCTTTTACTGGTAGTGGCTCTGGTCATAGTCATAGTTTATCTGCAAGTGGTTCATTCAGTGGTTCACCTACAACCCCATCTGGTACTGTTTCAGCACCATCTTTTACTGGCACTAGTGCCTCAATCATTAACCCATATATAGCTATGAACTATATTATTAAGACCTAAAATGAGTACAAAAAAAATATTAGAAAGTATTGATTCAATTAAAGCAGATATTTACGATTTAAAAACTGGTCAAAAATTAATTGAAAAAGATTTGAATTTACTTCGCACCAATCACTACAAGCATATTGAAATAAGTCTGAATAAATTATGGAAGTTTAGTTTAGTTGTAGGTTTCTTTATCCTAGTTATGTTTATTGATGAGGTACAAACTATTCTTTACGAGTTCTTAATAAAATAATTTAATTTACATTTTGAAAAATACAACAACTGCACAAAAAGGTTTGTGGGCAGAGCAGATTGCGTATGCTCATTTTTGCAAACAACCAAACACAATAGTAATGACTGCACTTAATGGAATTGGACTTTGTGATTTTTGCACCATCAATACAGTGTCAGGCAGAATAAATAAGTATGATGTAAAATATGGTGGCACTCGTATGCACAAAGGCAAGATGAGATTGATAAACAGAGTTGCTAGTGAGAAACAAAAAAAACTTAATATTAAACTAATTTACATAATGGAAGATGGCTCAATTAAATTGTAGCAATCTTATTTAAAGGGATAGGGGTTTGGGTACTATGAATAATGAAGAATTGATTTTAGAAGAAATACCACATGAATATTTAGACTGGGATTATAACTATTTTACTATTGAAGAAATGGTTTGCAAACACACTGGTTTTCTTGGTTATGATGCAAGATTTATGGATAGTTTAGTTACATTAAGAGAAAAGTGTGGCTTTCCATTGCCAGTAAGTAGTTATTATCGACACCCTACTCACCCAATTGAGGCATCTAAGGCTAATGGTCGTGGTGGCACTCATACAACGGGAAAAGCAATAGACCTCGCAGTAGATAGAGAACGTGCCTTTATCGTTTTAAAAACTGCATTAGAAATGGGTTGTTTTCTAGGCATAGGTATTCAGCAGAAAGGGAAAACTAGATTTATACATCTTGATACTTGTACATCACAAGATGGATTAACTAGACCTACTATATGGAGTTATTAAATACAGTCTGGGCAATCATGGTCTTTGCAACTTTGCAATTTAGTGAGCCAGTTACAAGCAACTATCAAATAATAAAATTTGAATCAAAACAAGATTGTCAAAATTTTTATGAGTTGCATCAGATAAAACTAACACATGAATTAATCCACGCATTTGAAAATTTGAAAAATGATAGACTCGTGAGTCTTAAATTTTCATGCGTCATAGATAAAGGAAATCCAGTATGAACCCATTATTATTTATAAAACCATTATTAGGTTTAGTTAAAAACCCAGTGGTGGATATTCTAATTTCAAAAACCACTGGTGCTATTAAGCACAAAATGGATAAGGACAAAATTATAAGAGCCAAAGAGATTGAGGGTGCAACTAAAATAGATGTGGCACATATCAATGCACAAAAAGACTCCATTAAAGATGAACTGGTTGTTTGTACTTTTTTAGGTTTACTAATCGCCAATTTTGTTCCTTTCATGCAACCACACATGGAAAAGGGTTGGGATTTAGTTGCAAAAGCTGACCCTATGTTTTGGATTATGATTTCTATTGTTGTAAGTGCTAGTATGGGTGTTACTGGCATCAACAAAATTATTTCAAAGAAGAAATAATTGAGTCCTAAAAAGACTAAGTATCACCCATATAGCAAAAAGTTTCCTGCAACTGATGTTATGGGTATATGCCCTATCTGCAATGAAAAGGTATTAAGAGGTGATGGCTTTATTATGGAAGAAAAGTTTGAACCAACTATACACAAAATATATTATCATCATTCTAAATGGGATAAATGTTTTGAAACACAATGTATTAATGAACGAGAACAAGAAGAAAAACAAAGAAAAGAAAAACTTGGTTTTCCAGAAAATCCTTTAGATGATTTTTTAAAAAAATTTAAAGATTAAAATAATATATTATTAATAAAATCTTCCTTATTTATTGGCTCATGTATCTCATTAGTCAAATGAATATAGCATTTGTTTGTTGTATTTAAATCATCATGTCCTAAATATGTACCGATATTAAACTGGCTATATATTTCATGTCTTTTCCACATGGTCGCTATCCAAGACCTAAAAAAGTGAAATGCAAGACCTTGAGGCATTTCATACTCACCCTTTAAAAATTTCCTTAATACTCTAAGCCTTGTAGGTTGCTTGTAAAAACTACATTCAGTGATTCCATATTTATCTGAACCACGCATTTGTGGGAACAATATTTTTTGTGGGTTATCAATAAAAGGATTATTTTGCATATTAGTTATGTATTCTTTTAACTTTCTTGCTAACCCTCTACCTATTGGAATAGGTCTATAATCACCTGCATCTGTTTTAGAGTAAGTAGATAGATTACCCTCAACTGAAACTGCACCTTGTACTAAGATATGGTCTGTACCATTATCTTGAAAAACAATACTATCATAAGTCAATCCAAACAATTCTGCTTGTCTAAGTCCAGTATTAGCAAGTGTATATAATGCAGTATGCCACACTGGAAACTTGTTAAATGGTAATTTTTCCTCAAAAAACTTTTGCATAAAAGGAATAGACCATTGGTGCATCAATCTTTTTAAGTTGTTTTTACGAGTCCGTTTATCTAATTTAAAATAACCACTATCAGATATGTGCTTTTCTTTTTTATAATCTGCAATCTTAATCGTGTTTTGCATATCATGTACCACTCTTGCATAACTTTCTACCTTTTCTAATAAGGTAAATATAGTTCTAGTTCGAGCAACTGACTCACCTTTATAGCAAGGCAAATTCATAATGCCTTTTCTGAACATATCGTAATCAGCATATCCCCACTCTACAAATGGCTTATCTTTTATCTGGTCGCAGGTATTAATAATCTCAATTAATTTTTCCAACTTATTAATTTGCTTTAATGTTTTATTTTGTTTTTGCAAATCAAATTGCATAAAGGTAACTAACTGTATAGCAGTCTGGTTCTTTTCTCTTGCCTTAATCTTTAATCTACCAGTCTTATATAATGTTAAATGCTTAAACATTTTTGGATAAAGTAAATCTCTATCATTGGTGGTAAATCTCTTTCTACTGTTATCAGTTACCTTACCATCAATCTCAATATAGGTTTGCCACTTACCATTTTTTAATTGAGTTATAGGTGAGCCATTAAGTTTGTTATACCATTCTTTTTCTACTATTAATTTATCCATTGTAACTTTCCCCACTATATTTTTTTAATTCTTCTTTAGTATTTGCAATAATTCTTTTTGCAATTGTTAAATTGGTTTCTGGGTTGCCCATCTTGTCAAAACCATTTTGAAACTCTACACCTCTATCAAGTACCTCTTGATAAAAAACTATTGTTTCTTTAAATTCTCGTAGTTGTATTTTAATTTCTAAACTTTCACTCATTATCTATCCTCTATTTCTGTTGTCATTTTTTTTATAACTTTGTCTTGTTCCTTGAGATTTAACTTTAACATTCGTTTATAATTTGCCACTTGTATGTCAGATGTATCTTTAGGATTTTTTTTATAATGTTCATTAATTGTGTGTAATAATTTATCCCAAATCATAATGACTCACTTTCTGGGCTGTCAGCAATTTTATCTGCATCACCTCTAATATGTCCGTTATAAAGTTCATTACATATATATTTTGGCTTTATATAAGTTTTACTGTGATTATTTATATCTATATGTTTAATCATAGTCTTATTCCTTTCTTTATTATTGATACTTAATTGTATCTCACACCCCACAACTATGTGTGAGGTGTAAGTTAAAATTATTGGATTGCTATGCCCTCAAGATTAAGATAAGCATACTTAAAATTTGGAAAATGCCTTTTTATCATAACATCAATGTATTTTTTAAAAGGCAAAGTTGATGGATTAATTGCACTATCCAATGCCTCAAAATATTCATTTACTGGGTATGCATAAATTGTAATTATACCATCTTGATTAATAAATAATCTGTTGCCTACTTGGTACATATCATCATCACTAAATTTCATGCCATGATAATTATTGGTTAAAACATCTTTAATTATTTTTAAGTCTTTAATTTTTCCCATATTGATTCCTTTTGTCTAAGTTGTTATTAATGGCTACAAGTTATTCAATTTGGCTACTGTTGTCAATAGTGGTAAATTGTTTCTTTATTAACTTTATATCATGTTCACTAAGCAGTTGACTTAGTGCTTCAAGATTGGCTAAAATTGTAGGTTTATTTAAATTTGAAATGATTCTTATTAGATTAAATCTATAAAAAATGAGGAAAACTGGTGTAGATGCTATATACTTGTGATTATTTACGATAGACTTGTGACTGTTTAAAGTTAAATAAAGTGAGATAATAGCCCAATTTTTATATAATCTATAAAAAATATTAATTATTAATTCAATGAAATTCACTAGCATGAATTTAATAATTCACCAAAAGTAAACTTATTGCAAGTTAATAATGTAGCCAACCATACTCATCATTTGGGTTCATTGGATTCATGATTCGTTATCTATTTTTTTTTCTGATTCTTCTTTAGGTAGTGGCTGATGCCAACCCTTACTGCATCTATCATTGCAGTATTTCTTTCTTCTTTGAGCAATATGGTGAATTGTAAATTTACTATTACAAGTTACGCATATTTTTTCTTCATTCATAGGCTCTTATTCTTTATGTAAAAAGCAATTACTTCTTCCAAGACATGACCTCTAGTGGCAGATTTTTTAGGTACATACCAGTCCTTTTGATTACTTAAAATTTTATCACTAACTTTTTTTGCATAATCTTCTCGTCTTTCTTTTTGCAAAAATTCTCTAATCTTTTCAATTTCTTTATCTAACTCTATTGCTATGGGTCGTTTGATATTAAATCCAATGTTGTGATGACTTACACTTTTATTAATGTACTTGGGTTGATTTTGTTTTGGCATTAGTAAAAATCTTTCTCTGTTGAATTTTCTGATAATCTGTTTTGTGGGTCTAAAAATAGATTTGGTGCAACTTTAAAATCTTCTCTAAAGTCAGAAATCTTATCTAGGTTATCAACTATGTAATTGCATATAACACCAACAAATCCAG